GTTAGAAAAAGAAAGATATAATAGTATTGGAGATTTACTTTAAAAAATTAATAAAAATAAAAATAATATTTATTAATTTTGTTGGAAAGAAATAAAATGATTTAAAAAATAATAAATGATTTATATAATGGAAAATTTAAATATTTTAAACACATTATTTGATATGAGTTTAAACGATATTAATAATAATAATAATCCCACAAGATTTGCCGCAGCATTGAGAGATTTGGAATTATCACAACAGAGGCATTTATTCGGAAACTTTTTATTAAATAATCAAGATAATAATGATATTTTAAATACTTCTTTACATGAACAAAACGCATATAAAAATGTTATATCTGATGAAGGAAAAAAACAATTAAAAAAAATCCAATACAATACGGGTATATGTGTAAATGATAAATGTCCAATAACACAAGACGAATTTAAAGAAAATGATGAAATAACTATATTGCCATGTAATCACGGATATGTTACAAAAGCCATAGAAACATGGTTAGAAACACAATGTTCAGAATGTCCAATATGTCGTTTTAAATTAGATTCAAAAGAAATAAAAAATGAGAACTCTGATGATGAAAATGTTTCTATACACGCATCAAGAGTTCATTTTTTAGAATCATTAAATGCTTTAAATAATATATTTCATCCTTTTGGACGACAACAAATTTTTAATACAATACCGCACTCATATATAGATAATATTTATAGGAGTCCAGAATACCAACTAAATCAATCAATTATGAATAGTCTGCGAGATATTTCGGGAAATTAAATATCATCGAAATCAACTTCCTCGCCTTCATCATCCATAATTGTTTTGACGGGACTAGATGTAGATGTGGGATTACCAGTAGATCCATTTACTTCTTCAAGTAAATCTTGAAATCTACCTGAATCATCATGTTGAAATGAAACTCCAGCTTCATCTTCTTCTTCTACTCTATCTCCCTTATCGAATTCACTTCTTAGTTTTGAAAAGATTGGATTTCCTGAATTTTTTAATTTTTGTTTTTCTATATCTGTGTATACCTCAAGTAAGTCGTGTTTAGGCTTGGCACAAGATTCAAATTCTCTAACACCAACTAATACCCATCCTCCTGGATTAACAATATTATCACGCTTACCTCTACCCTTAAACTTTTGTCTCATAATACATAACAATTCATGTCCATCTGTATTATTAGCATAAAACATACCATTACCTAGATTTTTGGTAACAACCGCATATATTTCTCCGTCTTCTTGGGCTAATCGAATTTTTTTATCAATTGGAGCTGTAAGGAACTTGCGTCCCATTTTCTTAGATTTGTTACCACCTGCGTTCTTGACCATTGTTCTTATATTATGTAATAAAAATATATTATAATTAATCTTCAATTTTTTTAATAATTAAATTTAAAATCATCTTTAAATTCGTAAATAGAAGAATCATCTTGAAATAATTCTTGAATCCATTTTTTCCAATAATTATTTGGTAAGAATCCAAATAATTTATTTTGTGTTTCACACGATTGTTCATCTGGTTCATAACCATATTGTTCATAGAATTCCTCAATTTCGTCATCATCATTAAATACTATTTTTTTATTTTCATCGTCAATTGTAATATCATATTTATCAAATCGATTTTGCCATATGGGAGATTTATAAGCATAATATTCCCAATGATACCAGTAACACTTGCTAATACTATCTTCTTGATCTCTCATTAAATTAAATGAAGAAGACAATGGAGTAATAGAATATAAACATTTATATATTAGAGTTTTTCTAGCTTGTATTTCTCCATGTTTATTTAATGGGATAGGTTCATTATGAATTTTTAAAACATTTTGATAATCATCATCACTCAATCCAAGAAACATTTTCTTTTTGGAATCTGTATATTTTGGATTAAATAGTAACAAACAGATAATAGACCACAATTTATGTATGTCGTTATTGTAGCTATTATTGAATTTTGTTTTAATATCATTAAGTTGTTCTTCCCCCAAGTTAAAATATATCCGAATGGTGTCAAACAATTCTGAATCTATTGTGTCTGGTAAGGATGTAACAGCAAAATGATATAATTTTTTATCAATATATCGAAATAAAGCATGATATTTTGTAGGTATGGAATTAACTAACCACGCCGGTTTTTTACCTCTAAACATAGATGTTATTTCTTTAATATTCATATTATATTGTCTTGTAACAAATACTTGCGATGATATTGTAAACTTGAATAAATTTTTAATTACAGTCATTAAATCTTTAAGATTGCCTTCTCCGTTATTATGTTTTTTAAGAATAAATGGAATAAATTGAGGATTATTAATATAATAAAAGTCATAATAAATAAACCAAATTAATTCCCAACTCTCTTTATCGTATCCAGACAAGAATAATTCAGATATCCAAAAATAACACTCATCTATAGATTGTTTTTTGAGTAATGCTGTGATAAATGAGAATCCGACTTCATCGTAAATATAGAGATAGCGCGTTAAAGCAAGTTTAGACATTATTGGTTATTGATTAATATTAATATTAATATTTATATTATTAATATTTCAATTTTTTATAATATAGAATGAATATATAATGGTAAACGCATGGAGAGAACACGTTAAAAAGACTATGGTCAAAATGAAGGCTGAATCAAAAGGTAAAACTGTCATGTTGAAGGATGTTTTAAAGGCTGCTGGAAAAACATATAAGAAAAGTGACGACTCTGCTGTTAAACATAGCAAGACTACCAAGAGAAAGACTGCCAAGAGAAAGAGCACTAAGAAAAAGAGTGCCAAGAGAAAGACTGCCAAGAGAAAGTCTAACAAGAAAAAACATTAAATAAATAATTATATTTTTTATTACTTATTTAATATCAAATAATTGATTATGAATATCATTGATTAAATCGTTATTTCTCTCTTTGAAATCAGAATTAATATAAATATAGAATGGAACTAACAATCCATTATCTGATAATAAATCTGAATGGTTACAAATAAAATAATAACAAAATGAATAATAACACCAGGATGATTTAAATTGAAATAAATATTTGATAATTTGATTAACGTCATAATTATTAAAATATTCAGTTATAGTTAGCAATCTTTCTTTCTTTATTTTCTCTCTACAAGAAGCATATTGATCTATTATTGCTTGAGCACAATCATTATTAAATGTTTTAATAGAGTGATGAATTAAATATGTTATAATAAAAACATCAAGGGGGATATACTTGTTGTTAAGAAGAGAAGGAGAGAAAAACATTTTAATATTATTGAAATTAATTGAAGATAAATTAAATGAATATGAAAAATCCATTAATACTGGAAGATTATTCTGAGAATAAACAAAGGAATTATTATGAATTGTAAATGAAATGTTATTACTACGAAGAATATTTAAAGAAAAACACAAATGATAGAGAGATTTCAAAAAATTATCCTGAGTGAAATAAAAGGGTTTACAATTATTATTAATATGAGTAACAATTTTATACTTAATTTCTCTCTGTATGACATTACTTTTTGATTCTGGTAGTATTTTATAATTCTTATTTAAATTTTTATAACTATTAATTGAGTTAAAATAAATAAAATAATAAGGAATATTTTTAATCTTATTTGAAATAGAAATATGATTATTGAGAGAAAAAGAATTTTCTACAAAATCTGCCATTAATATATTCTAATTAATATTTTTAAGCTTTTGTTATTAGGAAGTATCTATTTTTGAATGTTTTTTTAAATTTATCTTTAATTGTGTCTTTACTCAATCCCTCATCTAATAATCTCGTCATTTCTTCATCTAATTGACTAGAATAAGACTCGCAGAAAGTTCCATATGATACAGATGGTTTAGTGTCAAGATTAGTATTAATATGAGTATCCATATTCTCAATAAGTTCATGATCTATCGAAACATATTGTCTTCTCTTTCTTGGTTCTTGTTCCTTTTTATTACGGAAATAATATCTACCACTTTTATACATTTTATCTGTAATATTACCATTATAACCTAGTTCAGTTAACCGATTTGTTTCGCGTAAAATAATTTCATCATTATTTTCTACCCATCGTTTCCACTCTTCTTTATAGATATTTCTATCAGAATGTTGAAATAATTTGGCAAACGGAGTAAGTTGGCCAATAAACTCGTCAGAGAATTTGAATCGGAATATTTGACTTTCAGTCGACATAATAAGTATTGTATTATTAATGAATTAATTTAAATTAAAATCTTCAATTTTTTTGCTAATTATATATTAAATGATTTTGTATTCTTTACAAAGTATACCATACTACGACTCTATAGTTCAAGAATATACAAATATTTTAATACTTAATCAATCAGCAACAGGGCCTTTACAGCAAATAACAAAAAGAGTAACTCTTAATAAATTATCCCCATTTGAAGCGAACACAAATATATGTCGAAAACCAAACTGTGTTATAGGGATTACACAGTTAAATGATAAAAATCAATTAATGTGTGTAGATCAATTGCCGGAATTATTTGAATTTTTAGTGAATAACGGATACACTATAGATACAAGTGTAACAAAAATACTTCAAAAAACAAATGTAAAAATGACTGGTAATTTAATATGTATGATACAATACTAAAAAAATTGAATTAATTTAAACAGAATATAATTAATTCAATATAATATAAAATGGACTCAACCGTTACACTATCAAAAGAGGAAAAGGAATATGTTAAGTCTTTAACAAATGAGGAATCAAAGACATTAGAAATAGCGCGTGATCATTTAGAATCTTCATTCAATATGAGAAAGAGTATAGGGTTTATCAAATGGAAAGCAAACAAAGCAAACAAAGCAAAATCTACTTAAAAATGAGAACTAAAAAAAAGGCACTATTATAATCTGCGACTTTTATGTTTTCGTTTATTTCTACGACTTTTATCATTTTTATGTATTCTATTCTTGTGACTATATTTTACTCTAGGAACTGTATCTTGAAATAATTTCATTGTTCTTTTTAGTCTTTTTCCACCTTTTAATATTTTATTTTTTAATTTTTTATCAGGACTAAACATACCTCCTTTCATCGGGGTTTTATTCTTTTCAATACTATCCACCTTACTAACATCTTTTGATTCTTTTAAAGTATCCGATGCTTTATCATAAGCATTCGTAATTCTATCTTTTCCTCGCTCAATTGTATCCTCTGTTTTCACATATCCTTTTGCTGTATCTACCATCATAGGCGATGACTTGGTAACAAATACTTTATATGTTTCCATTACAGCATTAAATCCTTTGCCAATGGCTATTATAAAATCAAAAATACCTCCCCAAAATGGCACTTCAGCTACAAATGCTTGAATTACTGATAATCCTGTTTTTGCTGCTCCTCTAATAGCCTTCTCACTCACATCGTCCAACATAACCAATGCTTGATCTGTAACTTTGTCTAACTCGGGTTTAATTTCTTTCATAATTTCTATCATTGTAACAGCTATTGCTTGTGCTATTTCTTTTACTGCTTCACGCGTGGCAGGATTCTCAGATAATTCTTTTAATAGTCCTGCCATTAAAACCAATTTCTTATTTAACTGAGGGCTTAATTCTTGCCAAGGAGTATCACCTATTTTAGACTCGCCTGTCATTTCTAATGATAAATCTATAATCATATTAATAAACTCTTCTGTCCATTTCAATCCAGTCTTAAATGCTGTTTTTCCTAACCTTTGAGCTTCAGCATAACTTTTATTTAATGTTTCATTAGCATCTACCCCTAAAGATTGATAATTTGCTTTGTTTTTTGCCTTATCAATTACTTGAGATAATTTATTTGTATTATTTTTAACATTCTCTTTTGATATCTCTTTTTTATTACCTGTTGTTGTAGATTGTCCACCTGTCTGTTTATCTATACCTTCTTTCATCAACTCTACTCCTTTCCCAAAACCATACAAAATATCTCCTATAATAGTGATAACTGCTGTCCCAACATACTTAACATTAAATTCCGGATCTTGCTTTAACGGAACAAATATATTACCATCAGCATCTTGTTTTTTTATACTATCTATTTGTGAATTTATTTCGTTTATCCTGTTTTCTCTATTTTTTATTGCTTGTTTTAATACTACCTTTATTTTTTCATCAGGATTAGAAACATCAGATAAATTAATCATATATATTCTATCTTTAATTTTTTTTTATGATTTGTTTTTTTCATCCATTAATTTCTTAAATGTTTTATAATCCATCTTGTCTTGATGCTTTTCAACTTTATAATCTTCTTTTTTTAGAAAATTATACTCACTCACTTTACCACAATAAGAATATCTATTTGCGAATTCACAAACAATATATTTCTTTTTTGGATTCTTACTACCTCCTGTTCCCTTTCTGTTGTAAGATTTAAATGATGCGAATATACCATTATCTTTCTTAACCACACCATTATCTTTTATTTCAGAATCCTTCATTTTATTTGTAGCATTTTCTATCTCCTTTTGAATATTCACCACTAATTTCTTACAATTGAAATTAATAGCATATTTTCTAACCACTGTTTCCAAATATAAATACGATATGTCTTTAACATCACAATAATAGCTAAATGATTCTTTATCGTAATCATAATACATTATGACATTACCTTTTGGTGTAGTTTCAAATAAAACATTGTTCAAAAGCGATTTTATGCGTTCTTTACTTAACTCAATAACTGGAAATTTCTCAAATACTTCGTAATATTGATAACTATATGGTATCTCTTTACTTTCATCACTTTCATCATTTTTATTGTCAACCTTCGGTTTCGTATATTTCAAATATAATTGGTTTGTTAAGCTATATAAAAAAAAAGATGCTAATCCATAACCAAATATCTTAACACCTTTTACAAATTGTAGACTTTTGAAAAACATATTATATGAATACCAGGAATTATTTTTAAGCATTGTTCGCAATTTGTTTTTTTCTTAAATTAAATAGATCTTTCACTTCTTCTTGTAAATCTGATACCTTTATTCGTTGATAATTTTTATTCTTGTTATCTGGATGTAAACATACTAAATATAAGTCTTTCACTTTCTCACCATACTTTTCCTCTAATATTGCCTTGTATGTATTTAATTGTAAGCAATAATGCCAATAGTTTGTGTCTGGTAGATGTTCTATACATTCTTTGTTTCCCCATTTACCAAAAGCATTTGTTTTCACTATTTCTTTACATCTTTTCCAATCATAGATTAACAAATTCCCTTCGTCATCTTTGAAAACCATATCAATAGAACCGGCCAATTTAAGCTCTTCATGAAATATAGTCCATTCTGTTCTATAGGGTTTCAAGTCAGGATAAGCCGCCAAGAAATTATTGAAATATTGATATTCAATAGAATCATTATCCTTAGGACATTCATTGTAATAGCATTCAATGTCATAGTGCATTTTGGTTCCTGCTTCCGCTGCTTCATTACAATTTTTATCCCATCCAGCCTTAATTTCGTCAGCTGTTTGTCCATAGTATTTGCTCTGAGGCCATTTCTTAGATTTCATCATTCCACTAATAATTTTATCAGCATTAAATTTCTCAAAATGAGCATGATTAAAAGTCGTTACAGACATATAGCCATCACAAGAACCATCAATATAGTAAATATGAGGACCCTCGTCAAAGACGATGCGGCTGTCTCTTTCATGAGGATTTAGTTTTGCTAAGTAAGTAGGTGGCTCCATTTAATATTTAAATAAGTATTAACTAAATATTAAACTTCAATTTTAATTTAAAGTTTCAATCGTGGTTTCATATTGGGATACGGTTCTTAATAGTTGGGATACTAATATTCTATGGATGGAGTCTGAGTGTTGTAGTTAGTAGAGTATATACCACGACAAAAGAAATCAATTTTATACATATATAAGCATATAGCATTTTAAGCGAACTTGACGGCTGAACCTGACCCCGATATTTGTCCTCCATTCGGAGCACTTATAAAAAATCTTGAATAAAAATTGGTAGGAGCAGATATTGTAATGACTTTTGAAAATGAGATTATCCTATAAAGACCGCCACCGACAGGGTTGAAGGTGCCACCTACTTCTTGGGTGGAATAGTCTGCGTATCCAACCTCGTAAGTAGGTGTGCCGGACCCTGCGATGTCTTGGATATTAACTTCCGTAAAAAGAGAGAGGGATGTCCCTTGCACCCCAACCCAGTTAATCGTAAAATTACCAGTGATTAACCAAGTCCCAGCCGAAGT